CGAATAGGAACCTCCGAAAGAGTTAGATCTGACAATATTGTCCTTCCAAAGATCTCGTCCACTTTGCAGTTGTCTAAAATCATGCTATCATATCTTTTTGTAGGAGGAAGAGTCTTAAGAATTGACAAGTTGTTCTCTATCATCTCCAGGTTGTTGACTAGCTCTGGCCTATCTAGAACTAAATTCAACCTTTCCCCCATCGGATTGATTAAGATTTGGCCTATCTGATAATTTCTGCTAAATGAACTGATGAGGTTGCTTTCTATTCCATTTAAAATCTTTCCTGAGTGCATAAAGACCACAGTTGTTGTCGAAGGATCGAATCTTTTTATGTATTCTGCGAAATTCACTATTTCTGATATTCCTACTGTGTTCTTGAATTCTTCGTATGACTCTCCAAAAGACTCTCTTAGCCATGATAACTCAGCTTTGTACCTATTGTAAGACAAATCCACAAGATACTTTGGGTATCTCACTGCCATTCCGAACCACTTCTTCATGACAACCTTTGTCAAAGGCACTTGAGCAACACTATTCATCTTGGGCACTCGAATCTTCAGTAGATACTTTCTCAATCTCTGGTAACTTGGAAGAGTTGATCTTTTCTCCAACTCGTTAAGCAGTCTATCATATAGCAGTTTCTGAGGAAATATGTCTTTAGACAATTCTACTTCGTCTGACAGGGAAACTTTGTAGTTTTCTATTATCGCTGGAAGACTCATCTTATAAGTGTTGGTCCCAGTTCTCAAAGTTATAGATGGCTTTGATATCATGTAGGCTGCTAGACTGTGTTGCTTTGAGGATGATGAAAATGAGAATGCTTTTGCAACACTTTGGTTTCTAGCTTTCAGATGTATCTTCATGACACACTCTTCTCTATTCTCAGCTTGTCTAAACAACAAATCCTCTTGACCTTGAAGTCTCTGCTCGATATCCTCGTTGCTCATTATTCCATTCTCTGATAAGAACTTTTTGTAATTGAATCCAAATCCTATAGGTATTGTCGTGTGATAATCGAAAGTGATACCAGATATATTATCTGCACATATGTTTCTCCTGGACAAAAATTCACTCCTCCTGCATTCTTCGAATTCAACACAATTCACGTATCTTGTCAGCTGAAAGCCTAGACTAGTTCCGATTATGTGGTGACTAAGTAGATAAAACCAAACCATTGGAGATTTGAGTTCTATTAATCCTTCTACAACTCTACTCCACACCATTCGATTGGTTGTCCACATTCCAATGCTGTCATAATGATTTAGCATGCATCCTATCTCAGCTATCTGAGCTGTTGTTCTTCTGCACCCATTTGAAACAAGATCATTTATTAGATTATGGTCAATAGTTTGTCTTTCTGTGGACGATGTAGATATTTTCAACATCTGAGATGAGAATGCCCACTTGATCTTTGGAGTCATTACTGTATTGACAACAGTCCACATAGAGTTAAATTCCTCAACACCACACATAACCATCAGAGTGCTTTTCTCATAGGATAATTTTGCTCCAAATAAAGGATAAGATGCTTCTAAGACAGCGGAAGTGTTCAAGAGGAATATTTTTATCAACATCTGCTCTTTTGCTGTGACAGTGTTGGGATCATATATAACGGTGGTCATTCTAGATGAGTCATCAGATGAGACTTTTGTAGAAGTGACAACCTTACAATCCATGGGAAGATTAGATTTAGCCATAGAATCAATAACCTCTGTTATTAGCATCATATGTCCTGAATGCACTAGACTGGAAGTGTAGTGCAAAATTCCTTGCATGAAATTTGATCTGTTGTGCATTAAGACTGAGTTCTTCCCTAATAAATCAGAGTGATCA